CCCAAAACCCGCCGGCGTGTACCGAAACCCTTTTTGTACCGAACCTGAACGTATCTGTAGATACGTTCGGTACGTTTCGGTACACCAGAGGGGGTTTGCATCGGTACAAATCGGTACAAATCGGTACAAATCGGTACATGGATCGGTACATCAAGCCACTGTACGTTCTGTACCGATTTCGGTACATTTCGGTACAGTTCGGTACATCTCAGAATTCTCCAAAACCATGGATTTCTTAATCAACGCTTCCAAAGTTTCTTTAAACCTTCTGGCATTTAAACCATGGCTTTTGGCTGAATCGCGCCACTCGTCATAGTCCACCATGGCCGCAAAACCCTCAATCCCATCACTGGCTCTCTTGGCTTCAATGGCCACCAAACAGTTCAGCGCAATGCGCTGGTTGCCTGACAGAATGGTTCTCTTTTGGATATTCCCCATCAGGCCGGAAATGTCAACTGCCGTCAGGTATGCACCTTTCACTGGCAAACCATGCTTGTCTTGGATGGGCAAATCAACCTGTGTGATCTGAAAGTTCTTAGGTGCAGGCATCTCTGCATCCTTCATCTTTTTGGATTCAAACGCTATGGTTTTTGTGCCTGCATCTAACTGGCAACGGTACTCAGCATCCAGTGCGCCTTTCAATGCCGTCGATCCACGGCTACGATCCTTATCAGCCACGCCTGAGTGGTGAACCACCAGAACGCAGCACTTCCATGGCTGTCTGAGGTAGGTATCAAGGTGCTGAATGAACGCATTCATGTCCTGTGTGGAGTTCTCATCCCCGCCATGGTTTCTGGCCAAAGTATCAATGATGATCATGCTTGGCACAGTGCCAGCCTGCTGTGACAACTCTTTGATGGCCTCTGCCACCACCGCAGCTTCAGTCGCGTCATACAGCTGCGCCGCACGGTGGCTCTTGTACAACGGCGCCCCATCAAGGGTCTGGCCATTGCCTAGTTGCCATGCCTTGAACCGCCTAGCAAGGCCGTTATGACCTTCGCCGGCTATGTAAAACACAGAACCCTGCTTGACCTCATGGCCATGCCATGGCCGTCCGGTGGCCACGCAACAGGCCAAGTCGATGCTGACAAAACTCTTACCGCCACCTGGATCACCGAACACTTGCGCCAAGCTGTCGCTCTCAATGTAATCATCCACAATCCAGTTGATTTGGGACAACTCCAAGCTATCAATTCTGGAGAACTCAAACGCCAGTTTGTCTCGCATGGGGCCTGCCACGCGCTCAATCTGCTCTTTGACGGCATCTAGCCCTTGCAGGCAGTGCAGGTCATTGAAGTCTGTTGGTTTGTTGTCAACCATGTCAGACTCCCCAAATGATGGGTAAACAATCTCACCAAACACCAGAGCCGCCGCAGCCCTGCCTTTCGTTACACCAGGGTTGCCTTCGGTGAACTGGTCATTGTCTGCCCCAATAATGATCTTAGAGCCTGGGAACATCTCTTTGGCGCTCTTGGCCACCTTGGCTAAGTTGCCACAATCAAACGCCACTAGCACGGTGTAGTCTGTCGCCTCATGGATCGATGCACAGGTTGCAAAACCCTCACCGATAAACACAATCTTCCGGTTACCCCTGAGTTCATAAAAGCCGCCCTCAATCTTGCCACCCTTCAGGAACCGTTTGTTGCCATCTGCATCAATGGTCTGGTACGACAAGATCTCACCCGCTTGGTTGATCACAGGCACAACAAGTCTACCCGCACGATCAATCTTGATACCATGGGCGCCAATGTGCTTTCTGACAAGGTAGGGATGGTCATCAGACGCATCTGCATACGTACCCACCTCATCCTCTGCACGTTCGGCAGCCACGGCCTGCGAGGCTATCCTGTCAGCTTCCTTCTTGGCCTTAACTTCTGCTACCCACTTATCATGCTCAAAGCGCTCAGTAAACGACATGGCTCTGCTAGTATCTGCCACCCATTTACTCTCAAACACTGGCTCTTTCCAGCACCCTGCAATGCCCACAGGAACCTTGCCACTGGTGTGCAAGATGTACCACCCGTCCAATGCACCCTTCTTAGAAGATACATGAGCCACCCTGTGGATCTCACCATCGGCAATGATCTCTTTAACCAGTAGGCCAGATGCCTCACAGTGCTTCCTGAACCCTTCCTCTGGGTTGATCAGGTCTTGGCTCTCTGTGGCTGCGGCAAACCCGTTAGGGAATATTGTTGTTAAGTTAGTCATTAAATTCTTTCACTGAGTAATTTCCATGCTGTTGCTGCCACTTTTGGAACCTGTCCGTTGCCAATGGCTTTAAGTCTGTCCACTCTTGCGGCCACCCCATCAGCCACTCGACCCACTCTGGGTTCAACGGCCCACCAGCCTGTGCCGCAAGGGGGATCTCGTTCCTCTTGTACTCCGAGGGATTTCCACCGTCTTTGTGCATTCTGGCCACTGGTGTTGGCCATAGTCTTGGATTGTTCACTTGATCCACCAGTCTGATTTGGATGGGCTGGCCGTTCTGGCGATGATTCTGGCCTTGTTTGAGCAGGCCTGATGTCCCCCCCCCCCCCCGTGTCTGGCGTGCGCCACAATCCACGCTCTGTCCCTTTGATGCGGTGCGCCGACATCGACTGCTCCCATAACAGTCCATCGCGTGTCATACCCGAGACTGGAAAGGTCTGCAAGGACTCGTCCGAGTCCTCGATGAATGAGCATTGGGCTGTTTTCCACGAATACGAATCTGGGTCTAACTTCGCTAACCACCCGCGCCATGTGATACCACATTGAGGACTGTTCTCCGTCAAGCCCTGCGCCTCGCCCTGCAATGGAAATGTCCGTACAGGGAAAGCCGCCAGATACAACGTCAACAATTCCTCTCCACGGTTTTCCGTCAAAAGTTTGAACGTCATCCCAAATCGGGAAAGGCGGGAGAACTCCGTCATTTTGTCTGGCGACAAGTACGCAAGCTGCATAGGGTTCCCACTCGACGGCGCAGACTGTTCGCCATCCAAGAAGTTGTCGGTCAAGCAAAATTTAAATGGGAGGCAACCGATGGTGAGATATTTGGTGCGAAGGTAATTTGATAATGGAGAACTTAAATGAGTTGGCTCTTTTCGCAGGCGCTGGTGGAGGAATACTTGGGGGACACCTACTTGGATGGCGAACCGTTTGCGCCGTTGAGTGGGAACCCTACCCCGCAAGCGTACTGTGCGCCAGACAAAATGACAAAATTCTCCCGCCTTTCCCGATATGGGATGACGTACAAACCTTTGACGGACGCCCGTGGAGAGGCATTGTGCAAGTTGTATCGGGAGGCTTTCCATGTCAGGACATTTCAGCCGCAGGAAAAGGTGCAGGAATTGAAGGAAACAAATCCTCAATGTGGAAACACATGGCAAGGATCATTGGCGAGGTTAGACCCAGATACGCTTTTGTGGAGAACAGCCCAATGCTCACTTCTAGAGGACTTGGAACTGTCCTTGCAGACTTGGCCTCAATGGGGTTTGATGCAAAATGGGGAGTGTTGGGCGCAGATGACATTGGGGCTTGTCACCATCGAAAAAGGATTTGGATATTGGCCTACACCAACGGCAACAGATTGGAAGGCGACGGGCAAATTAGAAACATTAAAAAGGCAAGGGGACAAAAACGAAGCGGGACATCAAAATCGTCCTCAATATCATTACGCCCGCAAATACAACATGAAAATGCCGTTGGCAGCGCAAGAGATATTGATGATGTGGCCGCCAGGGTGGACAGACTTAAAGCCATTGGCAATGGACAAGTCCCATTATGTGCAGCAACAGCTTGGGAGTTACTTAAATAATGCTCCGTGACTATCAACAACGCGCCATAGACCAACTCTACGCTTGGTTCAGCGCTAACCCCACCGGCAACCCCTGCCTAGTCCTGCCCACCGGCTCAGGCAAAAGTCATATTGTGGCTGCGCTTTGCAAGAATGCCCTGCAAGAGTGGCCCGAAACCACCATCTTGATGTTGACGCACGTCAAAGAATTGATTGTGCAAAACGCTGAGAAGATGCGGCAGCATTGGCCTAACGCACCGTTAGGAATTTATAGTGCAGGGATTGGCAAAAAAGATTTAGGTGAACCAATTACTTTTGCCGGCATTCAATCAGTCAGGACAAAAGCACCGCTGCTCGGACACATTGATTTGGTGATTATTGATGAGTGTCACCTGGTGAGCCACAAGGATGAGGGTGGCTACCGCAGCCTTTTAAACGACTTACAAGCGATTAATCCACATTTGAGGGTCGTAGGCTTGACCGCCACGCCGTACCGCTTGGGGCACGGTTATATCACCGACAAACCCGCATTGTTCGATGCGCTGATCGAGCCTGTCGGTATTGAGGAGTTGGTACATAAA